TACGAAGCCGTTGTGAATAAATCATTCACGCACGATGGAGATGAACGACTTGCACGCCATGTTGCAAACTGCGTAACAAAACAATCTAGCCGTGGTGTGATGGTTGCAAAGGCAAGTAGCCGCCGCAAGGTGGATGCCGCAGTTGCTTCAATCTTTGGCTATGATCGCGCTACTCAACCAGCCGAACCGCCAGCACCAGTTGCAAGATTCTTTTCAATTCAGGTATAGGGAGCATAATGAAGAAGATTGATCTATCAATTGCAGTCGAAGTTGTGGGCGTAACGCTTGCAACAACTGGCCTTGCAATGATTTCAGTGCCATTAGCTTTAATTGTTGCAGGTGTTTTTCTAGTATGGATTACAGAGAAGGCTAACTAATGAGTTTATCAAAGCGTTTGGCGGGGTCAGGTTCTAAGCGATCTGCCAACAATCAATATGTCGAGCCATTGATTCCAGGCCGCCCACAATTCCAATCTCTTGCTGGCGTAACTGTAGATTCAGAAACTGCAATTCGTATGTCCACGGTTTATTCCTGCGTGCGCCTATTGTCAGATACAGTTTCATCATTGCCAGTTGGTGCTTATGTGCGCCGTGACCGCGAGCGCCTTTCATACACAACAGTTTATGGCGATCAACCAGCGTGGGTTACACGCCCCAATCCTGAAACAACACGCCTTGAGTTTTACGAGCAGATTGTTACCTCATTCAAACTTGAAGGCAACGCTTACATCTTGACAGTGCGCGATGATATGGGCGATGTTCAAGAGCTATATGTGCTTGACCCAATTGGTGTGCGCATTGAACGCCCACGCGCAGGTGAGCCTTTAATCTATTATGTAAAGGTTAGAGACACACAAGGCGTATATGAAGAACGCCTAACCGACAAAGAACTTTTGCACATCCCTGATTTTCGCCTACCAGGTCAGCGCTACGGCCTTTCACCAATCGCCGCCTGCCGCACCACACTTGGCGCGGCAATGGCAGCCGATGTTTATGCCGCTTCATACTTTGGCAACGCTGCCAACCCTGGCGGTGTCATTGAAGTACCAGGTGAGTTAACCGAAGAACAGGCATCAGATATTGGCCGTGATTGGAACCTTACCCATACTGGCCCATACCGCGCTGGCAAGATTGGTATTCTTTCAGGCGGTGCAGCTTTCAAGCCGTTACAGATTAACGCCCAAGATGCGCAGTTGCTAGACACTCGCCGTTTTAGTGTTGAAGAAATTGCTCGCATTTACCGCGTTCCATTGGCACTTCTTGGCCATCCAGTAGCGGGTGCAATGTCATTTGCATCTGTTGAAGCACAAAACCTTTCATTCGTTCAGTATTCATTGCGCCCAATCTTGGAGCGAATTGAGCAATCACTTTCAACATTGCTACCTGAACCTGACGGTTTCATTCGCTTTAACCTTGATGCACTGCTACGCGGTACAACAAACGAGCGCTACGATGCTTACACAAAGGGATTGCGTGAAGGATTCCTTTCACTCAACGATGTTCACGCTTACGAAGATATGGCACCAATTGAGGCTGGCGATCAGTACCGTGTGCCACTACAAAACATTGATGCTTCAGATGCTAAAGATGTTGGCCTCAAGCTACGCACCGAAATTGCTGCAGCATTGATTCAGGTTGGCTTTGACCCAGCAGCAGTAACACAGGCAGTTGGCTTGCCTGATATGAAGCACACTGGTTTGCCTTCAAGTCAGTTGCAACAGATTTCAACAATTGACCCTGAAAATCCTGAAGCAGTTTATGAGGTCAAATAATGCCTTACTTTGTTAGCAATAATCAATCCGATTGTTCAGGATGGGCAACGGTAAAACAAGAATCAGATGGTTCTTATACAACAGTTGCTTGCCACGATAACAAGCAAAATGCAATAGATCAAATGGTTGCAGTTTCAATTTCTGAAGATATTGAACCAGGCGGGGAAGTTAACTCAAGGAGCAAAATGAAAAAGATTGAACGCCGTACATTTACAGTGCGCGATGTTGAAGCAAGACAAGCCGAAGATGGCACAATGACACTTCGCGGATACGCTGCAGTGTTCAATGATGCCAGCGTTCCCCTACCATTTATTGAGACAATCGCCCCTGGCGCGTTTCGTAAGACCTTGAGCGAGACACCTGATGTGCGCTTGCTTATCAATCACGAAGGTTTGCCACTAGCTCGCACAAAGAACGGCACACTTACACTAACTGAAGATGATCGCGGTTTGTATATGGATGCACAAATTGCAGACACCAACGAAGGCCGCGATCTTTACAAGTTAGTTGAGCGCGGAGATGTTGACCAAATGAGTTTTGCTTTTCGTGTCATTCGTCAAAAGTGGAGCGAAGATCGCACAACTCGCACACTAACTGAAGTTTCACTAGCAGATGGAGATGTTTCAGTGGTTACTTACCCTGCCTACCCAACAACAACAGTTGAAGCGCGTGAGGCATTGCGCACCGCAATTGAAGCAATCAAAGAAGGTCGTGAGATTACAGGGGAATCCTTAGCGGTTCTCAATACAATCTTCCAAGATTTAAGCGAAGGCCACGATTACATTATGAAGGCCGTTGAAATGATGGCAATGCTTACAGGTGGAGAGCCTGAAGAAGAAATTGAAGTTGAAGAACCTGAAGTTGAAGAAGTGCCAGTTGAGCCTGTAGCAACTGCAGCGCGTTCAATTTCACTGCGCCTAGCGCAAGCAATCGTTAACAACACAAAATAAGTTTCTGCTGCACAAGTAGCAGATCGAAGTCGGAGCAAATCCCACACCCTAAAAGCGCCGTGGAGAGCATTGCCACCACCTCAAACAATTACAAACACTCATTGGAGAATAATGTCAAAGTCATACCTTGATGTAGCTCTTGAGCGCCGTGATGCAGTTAAGGCAGAAATGGATGCAGTTCTTGAGGCAGTAGCCGCAGAATCTCGCACCGACTTAACTACAGAGGAAACCGATAAGGTTGATGCTCTCGTAGAAGAAGCACGCGCACTAGATGCAAAGATCGAAAAGTTCACAACACAGGCAGCAGCAGATGCAAAGGTTGCAGAAATGCGCTCATCAGTTGCAGCAGTAATTACACCTCGCGTTGGTGGAACATCTATCACACGCGAAGCACGCACATACGCACCTGAAGCAAATGTTTCATTCGTTAAGGATGTATTCAACGCTCAGGTTCGCGGAGATTACAACGCACAAGAGCGCCTAGCGCGCCACACAAAGGAAGAATCAATCGAGCGCCGTGATGTTGATACATCAAACTTCGCTGGTTTAGTTGTTCCTCAGTACCTAGTTGACCTCGCTGCACCTTTCGCACGCGCAGGCCGCCCAACTGCAGACTTTGCAACTGCAAAGCACACACTTCCAGTTTCAGGTATGTCACTAGAGATTTCTCGTATGACAACTGGAACTTCAACTGCAGTTCAGGAAACACAGAACACTGCAGTATCAGAGACAGATGCTGATGACACACTGCTATCAATTCCAGTACGCACAATCGCTGGACAACAGGACCTATCACGCCAGGCAATTGAGCGCGGAACAGGCATTGACACATTTGTTGTTGCTGACCTAATCCGTTCATGGCACACAACAGTTGATGCTCAGGTTCTAAACGGAACAGGCTCAAACGGCCAGTTCAAGGGAATCCGTAACTCAGGTGGAAACGCAGTAACATTTACTGCAACAACACCAACAGTTGCACTTCTATATCCAAAGTTGGCTGATGCAATTCAGCAGATTCAGAGCAATGTCTTTGAGACACCAACACACTGGATTATGCACCCACGCCGCCTAGCATTTTTGCTAGCAGCAACAGATTCAACAGGCCGCCCATTGGTAGTGCCAAACGCACAAGGACCAATGAACGGTTCAGCCGCTGGCGCAGGCGCTGCAGCATATGCAAACTCAGGTTACTCAATGATGGGCTTGCCTATCATTTCTGATGCAAATGTTGGAACAACATACGGCGCAGCAACAAATCAGGATGAAATCTACTGCGTAGCAGCACCTGAAATGCACCTATGGGAGCAACCAGGTTCACCGTTTGCATTGTCATTTGATGCAACTGGTGCTTCATCACTCACAATCAAGTCTGTTGTGTACGGCTTCGGTGCCTTCTCAGCAGAGCGCTATCCAAAGGCCGCTTCAATTATCAGCGGAACTGGTTTAGTAGCTCCAACTTTCTAATCGAAAGTTAACAAATTGTAAGAGGCGGGTTTTTCTCCCCCGACTAACCCGCCTCTTACTTCTTAAATGATTCGGGGGAATCTATGAAGTCAGCACATAAAGTTTCAATCGGCAGTTGTGACCCAGGAACAGTCAATGGCGGGTTTGCATTTAGTTTGATTCAGGTTGCTCAATCACGATCATCACGACTTGGCCCATTTATTCGCATCAAGGGTTCAGGCTTGCTTTCAAAGCAACGCAATCGTTTGGTTAAGCAATTCTTAGAAACCAAATCTGACTGGTTGCTGATGATGGATTCAGATGAGCAACTATCTGTTGAGGCATTTGATAAGTTAGTTGAAACTGCCCACGATACAGAGCGCCCAGTTGTAGCAGGTTTGGTATTTGCTAGTTTTGAAACAGGCTATCCATATCCACAACCAGTGCCAACAATTTTTCAAGATGCCCCTGAAGGCTTCTTGCCGTTAAACAAGTACGATAAAGATTCAGTTTTCCAAGTAGATGCAGCAGGCACTGGATGTTTGCTCATCCACCGCAGCGTTCTTGAAGCAATCAGAGCAGATGCCGACCCACACCAGGGGCAAGATTGGTGTTGGTTTTGGGATGGCCCAATCAACGGCGAATGGATAGGCGAAGATTTACAGTTTTGCCGCCGAGTTCGCTCACTAGGTTTTCCAATCTATGTCAACACAGGCGCGATACTGCCTCACTCAAAGAGTTACTGGTTAGATGATAGGCAGCACGACATATGGAACGCATAAAAAGAATTTTAAGAATTAAGGTAAAATCAAAGGAAACCGCTACCGCCGTTCCACAACTGGAACGCGCAATGCTTCCCAAAGTAGAAACGAGAACCAAGCGTGGCGATCACTAACGGGTATGTAACCCTGAATGAAGTTAAGGATGCACTCAATCTTGAGGATTCAATTGACAATGCAGCTCTTGAGATGGCGATTGCAACCGCCTCACGCCAAATAGATGATTATTGTGGCCGTTTCTTTTACAAGGATGGCACCGAATTATTGCCAGCCACCCGCTATTACACGCCAACGGATTATTACATTCAACCGATTGATGATTTTGTAAGCATCAGCGAGATCGCAACCGATGATAACTTTGATCGTTTGTATCAAACAGTGTGGCAGGCAGATGATGCAATGTTTGAACCAGTCAATAATCCTTCTCGCGGTTGGCCAATGTCACGCCTATTAGCGGTTGGCTCTTATGTTTTCCCATTTAACTTACCTCAATCCATACGGGTTAGAGGCGTTTTTGGATGGTCAGCGGTGCCATATGAAGTAAAGACTGCAGCAAAGATTCAGGCATCACGCCTGTTTCTTCGTAACCAATCACCATTTGGCATTGCTGGCAACACAGATTTAGGAACAGTTCGCTTGGCTGCAAAGCTAGATGCCGATGTTGAGGCACTGCTGCGCCCCTTACGCAAGAACAATGGCTTGGCCGTATAATGTTGCCAAGTGAGGTTAGAAATGGCTTAAAAGCCAACCTAGAGGCGATTAAAGGTATGCGTACCTATGAGTTAATCCCTACGGTGCCAGTTGCCCCTGCAGCCATTGTTGGCCAGTTGGACTTCACCTTTGATTTGAACAATGCCCGTGGACTTGACCAGGCAAACCTAGATGTTGTTGTTTTGGTTCAGCGCTTCACAGAGCGTTCAGGCCAAAACGAACTTGATAAGTACCTTGCAGGTAGCGGGGATTTCTCAATCAAGGCAGCAATTGAATCTGATCTAACTCTTGGCGGTGCTTGCAATACTTTGCGAGTTACTTCTGCAGAGGCTGGCGAATATGTCGCTGGCGATATTGTATTTCTTTCATACCGTTACCGTCTCACCGTTTGGGGATAAGGAGAAAAATGAGCTACACAGTTACCTCGGACAATTTCGAGGCGAAGAAAAAAGGCGAAACAATTACAGAAAAAGAATTGCTTGAACTTGGGTTAAACATTGATGCCCTAGTTGCAAGTGAGCATCTCAAGAAAACCGTAACAACTAAACCAGCAACAGTAGAGGAAACAAAATAAATGGCCCGTATCGTATTAACAGATGCCTCAGTTGTAATTAACGGCACAAATTTAAGCCAATATATTACGAGTGTGGCACTTTCAACAAGCGAAGATGTTGTTGACACTACAGGAATGGCAGCGGGCGGAGCGCGTACCCGTGTTGCTGGCCTTGCTGACAATTCAGTCACATTTGAATTTAATCAAGATTTTGATGCTCTAGGAACTGAAGTAACAATCAATGCAGTTGGTTCATCACTTGTTGGAACAAATGTAACTTGTGTAGTAAAGCCAACATCAGGAGCAGTAGGTGTTTCAAATCCTAGTTATTCATTTTCAGCAGTTGTTGCAGAGTGGCAGCCACTATCAGGTGCGGTTGGAGAACTGGCAACAGTTTCTACAACTTGGCCGATCTCAGGCGTGATTACAAAGGCAGTTGCATAAATGGCACGCCTTGTACTAACAGATGCCAATGTTTTGTTTGCAACATCACCTGGTAACGCTGCAACAAATGACATTTCAGCGTTTATTACATCACTTTCATTAAGCACATCTTATGATGTAATTGACACCACAGGAATTTCAACTACAGGTGCAGCTCGTACCCGTGTTGCTGGCCTTGCCGATAACTCAATCACCATTGAGTTTAACAATGATTATGCAGACAATTCACTTGAAGAACTTATTAACGGAACGACAACCACAAACGGCACTGTTGGCTTAGTAGTTGCAATGCAGGTTAAGCCAACATCAGGTGCAACAAGTGCCAGCAATCCAAAGTATAATTTCAATGTGCTTGTTGCAGAATGGCAGCCACTATCAGGTGCAGTTGGTGAATTATCAACGGCATCTGTAACTTGGCCGATCTCAGGTCCAATTACAAAATCAATTACACCGTAATCTACTAAGGGGGAAAAGATGGATGGATTATCAATTAAGGTAAAAACAACTGATGGTGTTGAGGCCTCTTACAAGTTAACGCCTCGCATCATTGTTGCATTTGAACAAAACTTTGGTAAGGGTATGCCTCATTTACTGGGGCAAGAACAAAGAGTTGAACATATCTATTGGCTTGCTTGGAAATGCCAGCAAGTTGATGCTCAAAATAATGGTGGAACACCAGTAAAACTTTTTGGTCCAGAGTATTTAGACAGTATTGTTTCGGCCGAATTGGATGCTGATAGTTCTTTCGAATCCACCGCAACAGCCTAACCTACACGGTTGCTGCGGTGGCCTGCGAAACTGGTATTTCTCCAATTGATCTACTAGATGCACCCGAAGGTATTTTTGAAGCAATGACGATTTACTTAAAGGAACGAGCTAAGGCCAATGGCTGATGATGTAATTGTTTTAACAGGCATCAAAGAAACATTGGATGCGCTTAAAGAGTTTGATAAAGATGCCGTAAAGCGTTTCAACAAGGTTATCAATACTGAACTTGCTGGCGCTCAACGCGATGCCCGCAACATTATTACCGATGAACCACCTATGAGTGGCTGGCGTAAGACAGATGCTGCAAAAGGCCGCACTCGCGGTGGTCAGGGATGGCCAGGCTGGAACGCTGGCGAAATCAAAAGCAAGATTACAAAGACAAAGGCTCAGGGCAAGGTTCGCAAAGGCGATTACACAACCAGTGCTGGTGCTTTGCTCAATAAATCGGCAGCGGGTGCAATCTTTGAAATTGCAGGCAGGCAAGCATCAGGCACAAAAAAGATGTTTGCGCAAACATCTAGTGGCCAATTCTTACGCACGCTTGAAAACAGATTCAAAAAAGCCTCGCGTGTAGTATGGCGCGTTGTAGATAAAGATAGAGCAAGAATTGAAGCAAATGTAAATCGCGCTTTGGAAGATGCAAAAGCGCAATTGCAAAGGGTACTCAATAGAGAGCGAGCATAACAAATGGCAGTTGGCGCAATTGTAGCCCGCATCCTCACTCAGTATTCTGATAAAGGTTCAAAGGCTGCTCAAAAAGATATTGCCACACTTAGTAAAAGTTTTGATGCGTTTGGTAAAAAAAGCGCAAAAGCATTTGGAATTGCAGCAGCAGCATCTGCAGCTTTTGCAATTAAACTTGGCAAAGATGCCGTTCAAGGCGCAATGGAAGATCAAAAGCAACAGATTGCCCTTGCTACCGCTTTGCGCAACACAACAGGTGCCACCGATGAGGCTATTGCAGCAACGGTTACTTACCTTGACAAATTAGAATTACTCGTTGGCGTTGACAATAACCAGTTAATTCCTTCTTTGCAGATTTTGACACAGGCAACTAAAGATGTGACCGCGGCGCAACAATTACAGGCTCTTGCCTTAGATATTTCTGCAGGCACAACAAAGGATTTAGGTGCCGTTTCAGTCGCGCTTGCTAAGGCCATTGGTGGCAATGTGGGCGCTTTAACTAAACTTGGCGTTCCGCTTGATGCAAATGCAGTAAAAGCAAAAGACCTCGATGCAATTTTGAAGTCTCTTGGGGCAACCTTTAAGGGGCAGGCAGAAAAGCGTGCTGAAACTTTAGAATTCAGGTTAATTAAACTTCAATTAGCATTTAATCAAATTCTTGATAAATTGGGCTATGCACTAATTCCTGTTCTTGAGAAATTTGCCGCAGTCGTAACAACAAAGATTTTGCCAGCAATCAATGATTTTGTTACAACAAATCAAGACAAACTTGTTGCCTCATTTACTCTTGCTGCAAATGCTGCCGTTGTCTTATTGACTGCTTCAATTAACTTTGCCAACTGGATTTCAAACAATATGGGCCTTGTTAAAACAATGGGCATCTTGATCGCTGGAATGTTTGTTGTATCAAAGGTTTATGCGATGATTACCGCAGTCAATCTATTAACTGCCGCATTTGTCAGAATGAATGTTGCATTAGGTGCAGGCGCAATTGGTGCCATTACAAAAAGTGCAGCCAAAGGTGGCATATTTGCAACCCTTGCCGCTGCCCTTGCCGCTGGCAATCTCGGTGGCGATTTAGGTGTCAAAATTGCTGAAGCAATTCCTGGAACTAAGGCCAACAGAGCTAAAAATTCAGAGAGCATTTTAAAAAATCCGTCTTTGCTTCCAAAATCACCATCACCAAGCGATCTTTTAAGCGGTAAATTTTCAACAACTTCAACACCTTCAATTGGTGGCACCGATGCACTCTCGGCTTTTCTTGCCGCACTTGCAAAGAACACGGCTGCAATTAAGAAAAACACCAAAACCGAGCAAGACATAGCCACAGAAAACGCAATGAAGGAACTTGCAGCACGCCAAAAGGCGCTTTCAGGTTCAGCTTCAATTGCAATTGGCGGTGGCGGTAAGATTTATAGCACTCGCAACGATGCAGGAAAGATTGATGTAAATGTTTATGCAGGCAATGTGGTCGGCTCAGCCGATGCACTCATTGAGGCAGTTGAAACAGGGTTGCAAACTGCAAACCGCCGTAATGGTCGTGGCGGCGGCGGCGGCCCAGGATCAATGTTGATAGTCTGATGCCAGCATTTGACGGAGTAACCTCACCAAGTATTGCGGTGCAGTTCCTAAAAAGCGGAACTTGGACTTCAGTAACTACATCTGATGTTGTTCAGATTGATTTTCGCCGTGGCCGCGAGCGTGCAGATTTACGCGATCAGGCAGGTTTTGCCAGCATTATATTTAACAACACCAGCGGCATTTATGACCCTGACAATACAAGCGGTTCAAGTCCGTGGGTTGTTGGCGGTGTCAGCATCTTGCGCGATGGCTTGCAAATGCGCATTGTGGCTACTTGGAACTCAACGGCATATCCATTGTTTTATGGATTCCTTGAAAACAACTTTACCAATCAGGGCTTTTTGCCAAATGTCACAATGACTTTTTATGATGGCATTGGCTACATTGCCGATGGCTTCGCGCCAGCTTTGGCCGTTGCAGGTAACTCAGAAACTGCAGCAGTTCGAGCAGGCAGAATGTTGGACATTGCAGGCTGGACAACTGGCAACGGATTCTCACGCTCATTGTCAGGTTCAGTTACTATGCTTGCAACAGTTCAAAATCGCGGATGTATGCAGGCAATTACAGAGTGTGTTGATGCCATTGCTGGCCGTTTCTACATTTCAAAATCAGGCGTAGCAACATTGGTGCCATTGGCCGATAAGTTCAGCCGACCAACTCAGTTACTTTTCAGCGATTCCAACGCATCTAACACGGTTACATATTCTGACTTAATTACAAACCCAGGCACAAAATATGTGGTCAATCAGGCAATCATTATGCGTGGCGATAACAACCAGGTCACATCAACATATAACCCAAGCAAAAATGCTTATGGTGTGGTGAAGAAAGAAATCTTTGCGCCTGTTAATACAGATACCAATGCAACAAACTTAGCTTTGTATGAATCTCGCAAGTTGGCAACACCTGATACCTATGTTGAGCGTATTGAGTTTAACGGCCTTGTTGTGGCTAAAAATGGATTGCTTTACCCTGATTTCCTATCAACAGAGTTGGCAGATCAGGTAAGCGTTCAGCGCACAACCTATGATGGCCGACCTTTGCAATGGAACCTTGTAGTTGAAGGTATGAAGCACACCATTACTCAAACCAATTGGATTGTTACATTTAATACATCCGATATAAACCCTTATAGCATTACCATCTAGGGGGAACAATGCCTTTATGCCCGCAAATCACTAACACGCCAGTTACGGTTACACAAACTGCAGACTTTACAGTTTCCAGCGTATTGCCAGTTGTGGCTGCAACTACAACTCAGGTTGATGCGGCAGATGCTGCTGCGCAACAGGCGCTTATTGATGCAGCAATTGCAGAAGCCACCGCAGATGCAGCAGCAGCAGTAGCAGCATCATCTGCAGCGGCAGCAGCGGCAGCTCAAGCAAGTGCAACGGCTGCAAATGCAACGGCAGCATCGGCAGTAACAACTGCAAATTCAGCGGCAACGGCTGCAGGTACGGCCCAATCAACTGCAAATACTGCCCTTGCTAATGCTGCTACTGCAAATGCAAACGCAATTGCAGCAAACACTGCAGCAGGCGTTGCACAATCAACTGCAAATGGCAAAAACAAAGTTACATATTCAACTTCTGCACCAGGCTCAACAGCAAATGCGGCTGGTGATATTTGGTTTCAATACGGTACGACTGCGCCCAATGTAGGTCGCATTATTGCTCAATTTACAGGTGATGGTGGAACAAGTTGGACACAAACAACTATTTCAGGCCTTGTTATTGCAAACATTGATGCTGGAAACATTACTACTGGAACACTTACTGCAGCCGTTGGTATTTCAAATCCATCAGGCAATTTTTCGGTTAATGGTGCAACTGGCGCTCTTGTTGCAACAGGTGCAACCATTACTGGAAATGTGACTGCCACAAGTGGCACATTTACTGGAACAGTAAACGCAGGTTCAGGGTATTTTGGAACCCCGACAAACGGTTTTTCTATCAACTCAACTGGCCTTGTTGGTGTTGGAACTGGAACAATTGTCGGCGGAGTAATTTCAGGCGCGCAATTTACTAATGGCAGCACTTTTTCAGTATCTCCAACAGGTTTTCTTATTGCCAGCGCTGGAACTATCGGTGGTTTAACTCTTAGTGGAAGTTCAATTGCCTCAGCAACAGGTGGCTTTTCTGTAACATCTGCAGGTGTTTTAACTGCAATTTCAGGAACAATTGGTGGTCTAACTTTAGCTTCAAACTCAATTTCTTCGGCAACAGGTGGTTTTTCTGTTACATCTGCTGGTGCTTTGACTGCGATCTCAGGAACAATTGGTGGCTCAACCCTTGCTTCAGGTTCAATGACAGGTGGGTTGATTCAAACAAGCTCAGGTTCAGCATCTGTAAGCCTTGTTGGTTCAAGCAATTCCTTAACTTTCAAAACAAGTAATACAAATGTTGGGCATATTCTTCCTCTTTCATCATTTGGCGTTTTAACTCACTATGGCGCAACGGCTGACCCATCAGGCGGCACATTCCCACAAATGTTCGTTGGCTCAACAAATGTATCAATTTCCGCTAGTGCAACAAGATCAATTGGTGTAGCAACTACTGGTATTGACCTTACTGGTCCTACATCACTTAATGGAACAGTAACTTACCCAGGCGTTGCAACAGGCGCTGGTACTACGATGGTAGTTGTTACTACTGGTTCAAGAGTTGCAATTGTTACATCATCTGAACGCTTCAAAGAGCAAATCCAATACATCAACACAACTGGATGGCTTGACAAAGTTCTAGCCATGAAGCCAATCACCTATAAGACAAGCGAAGATTTCACTACCGCTGGCGAACCTAACGAATCGCAAATTGGTTTCCTTGCTGAAGATATTTATGACATTGGCGGTGGTTTAGAAAAGGCAGTTGTTCTTGACCCGCTAGGTGACCCATTCTCACTTTCTTATGATCGCCTTACAGTATTTTTAACGCTTGCAATCAAGGAACTCAAAGCTGAAATAGACCAACTCAAGGGGGAATAATGGAAAAAGAAGTAGATATTCAAGAAGTGTTAAAAAACTTGCGCGAAACTATCGGCGTACTCGCCCAAGAAAACGCAGTTCTAAAAGCACAAATCACATCACTTAACTCATAACGGGAGAACCGCGCAAATGACACCAGCAAACTGGGCAGGCCTTATTGTTTCAATGATCGCAATTGTTTCTGCATTTGCAGGCTCGGTGCGATGGCTTGTAAAGCATTACCTGAACGAACTCAAGCCCAACGGTGGCAGTTCAATGCGCGATTCAATTAACCGCCTTGAAGCTCAAATGGAGTTAGTCCTAGAGTTAGTGAAGTCCAAGTGAAGTTAGCAAAGAAGGCAACACCAGCGGCAGTGGCAGTGCTTCGCCAAGCCACCGCCCTGAAGCCATTGCGCAAGAAGGCATCTGACGGCTTACTGCCATCTGCAGCCCACCAGGTTCAAAATCCAAAATCAGATCACAATACTGGCCTAGCCGTGGACCTAACCCACGACCCAAAGAACGGCATTGATTGTGTTGAAATCTTTGAAAAGCTAAAAGAGGACAAGCGCGTTGATTACTTGATTTTCAACGGCAAAATTTGGTCAAAGGCAAGAACCAAAGAAGGCAACCGCAAATACACGGGTTCAAACCAGCACACGAAGCATCTTCATATTTCTATTAAAGAAGAATTATCAACAGATACTTCACCCTGGTTTTGGTGGCTTAATCAGCCCAAAATAATTACACAAATCGGTGCTAAAATCGTACCGATTCCTGCTAAAAAAGCATACAAAGCCGAAGTTTGCACTTGTTGCAAAGTCCACGGCAAGAAATAAGGGAGCAATCAAATGGAACAATTCAAGCAAATCACACTTTCTTGGTTTCGCGCAGCGGCGGCAGCAAGCATTGCCTTGTATCTTGCGGGCGAGACTGATCTAAAGACTCTTGGAATGGCTGCCCTTGCTGGCGCTGCTGGTCCAGTTCTCAAGTGGCTAGATTCATCAGCCGTAGATTTCGGCAGAGGCTCAAAGTAATCCACCCTTAATTTTTGGAGTAATTAAATGGCAGCAGGTACCTTAGATTTTACGATTGAACAAGGGGCAACTTTCAATCTTTTGCTTACTTGGAAAATCAACAATGTTGCGGTTAACCTAACTGGTTACACTGCTCGCCTAGCAGCACGCGTTGATGTTGAGGATACTGAAGTAATCCTTTCACTTACAACAAGCAATGGTGGAATTACTCTTGGTGGCGCACTTGGTACAATCAGCTTAGATCAAACCGCAGTTCAAACAACACTTTTGCCTGCAGGAACTTATGTTTATGACCTTGAATTGATCGCCTCAAATGCAACAGTTACCCGCTTGGTACAAGGTGAACTAAACATTAGTCCAGAGGTGACTCGATGAGTTCAATTGTTTATGTATCTTCAAGCACCACTAGTGTAATTGCTGAAATTGCATCACCTGCCGAAGTCATTATTTCCAACCTTCAAGGACCGCAAGGCGTTCAGGGTCCTACAGGTGCAACTGGGGCAACAGGAAGTACAGGTGCTACAGGTGCAACTGGAGCAACAGGTGCAATGGGTGCAGTTGGAGCTACGGGAGCAACTGGACCCCAGGGAAATGTTGGAGCAACAGGTGCAACTGGTGCTACAGGTGTTCAAGGTGCAACTGGTGCAACGGGTCCTCAAGGAATTCAAGGAATTCAAGGAATTCAAGGTGAAATCGGTGCAACGGGTGCAACTGGTGTTCAAGGTAATGTTGGTGCTACTGGACCGCAAGGAATTCAAGGTGTAGTTGGTGCAACTGGTGCAACTGGTGTTCAAGGTTTAACTGGTCCTACTGGTGCAACAGGTGTAAGCGGTGCAGATTCAATTGTGCCTGGACCTACGGGAGCAACAGGGCCTGCAGGTGAAATTGGAGCAACTGGACCCCAGGGAAATGTTGGAGCAACGGGTGCAACTGGACCTCAAGGTGAAGTTGGAGCAACAGGTGCAACTGGTGTTACAGGTGCAACTGGTGCAACAGGTGCAGCCTCAACCGTTCCTGGCCCTACGGGAGCAACGGGGCCTGCAGGTGCAGATGGTGGCTCAGCAAGCATTTTTGAATATGCAGCCGATACTTCAAGCACAACTGGCAGACCAGGTGCAGGTGATATTCGTTGGGGTAATGCAACTCAAATAAACTCAACTCGTATCAACATTGATCACCTTGACGATAACGGCGATGATATTGATTTCTTGCTTGCATTATTAAAGCAAGATGATTTTCTTATTATTCAAGATCGCGATGTAAGCCAAAACTTTCAAAAGTTTAAGATTACTGGCGCAATTACAATTCAAACAAGTTATGTTGAAGTTCCAGTAGTTCTTGATTCATCAGGTGGAACTGGCACTACTAACTTTTCAAACTTTCAGCTTTTAGTTCTTGTTACAATTTCAACTGGTTTAACAGGTGCTACAGGTGCTACTGGACCCCAGGGTGTAACGGGAGCAACGGGACCTATCGGTGCAACTGGTGAAACAGGTGCAACTGGTGTAACGGGTGCAACTGGGCCTCAAGGAATTCAGGGCGATGTTGGTGCAACAGGTGCGCAAGGAAATGCTGGAGCAACTGGAGCAACTGGCGCAACAGGCCCGCAAGGTATTCAAGGTGATACAGGTGTAAGCGGTGCAACTGGTGCAACAGGTGTTCAAGGTGTAACTGGCGCAACGGGTGCAACTGGACCTCAAGGAATTCAAGGCGATGTTGGAGCAACGGGTGCAGTTGGTGCTACGGGTGCTACTGGACCGCAAGGAATTCAAGGCATCCAGGGAGATGTCGGCGTTACTGGACCTATCGGTGCTACTGGACCGCAAGGAATTCAGGGTGAAGTTGGAGCAACGGGTGCCACTGGTGTAAGCGGTGCTAATGGCGCAGTTGGAGCAACAGGTGCAACTGGACCGCAAGGAATTCAGGGTGAAGTCGGAGCAACAGGTGCAACTGGACCGCAAGGAATTCAGGGTGAAGTCGGAGCAACGGGTGCTACTGGACCGCAAGGAATTCAAGGTGAAGTTGGGGCAACTGGTGCAACTGGACCTTCAGGAAGTAACGGAGCAGTTGGTGCAACAGGTGCAACTGGACCTTCAGGAAGTAACGGAGCAGTTGGTGCCACGGGCGCAACAGGTCCTGCAGGAACAAACGGTGCAACAGGCGCAACTGGTCCGACTGGTGCCACGGGCGCTGCAGGTGCCAGTGCTGCGATCACTTACTACTACCTTGCAACGGCTGGGCAAACCACATTTAGTGGAACAGATGCCAACGGCCTCACTCTTGCCTACACAGTGGGCGCGGAGCAGGTGTACCTGAACGGTGTGCTTCTTGTTCGCACCACCGATTACACCGCAAGCAATGGAACTTCAGTTGTGCTGCCAATTGGTGCCACGGCAAGTGATGTGTTAAATGTTGTGGCCTACGGTGCCTTCAATGTGGCCAATACCTACACAATCGCGCAAACAGATGCGCTTCTTCAAAGTTCAACAATTGCTGACATAATGGACATCTACTAAAGAAAGTTGTAACTAATGGCAACTATTTCAAAGGCGCTCTTTCGTGGAGCTGCAACTACTACTGTTGGCACCACACTTTACACAGTGCCAAGTGCAACAGTAACCGTGGTAACAAACATTGTTGTCACCAACACATCTGCAAGTTCACAGACATTTACATTGGCACTTGGCGGCATATTGTTTGCACCAACGATCACAGTTGGTGGCAATGACTCAACAGTTATTGACATCAAGCAACCTTTAACTGCCACCCAAACCATCACAGGTGGGGCATCTGTAACCTCAGTTAATTTTCACATTTCAGGCGTTGAGATTTCCTAAATGGGCGTTTATGAGTTATCAGGGGCAGGTTCCTTAAAAACTGGGCGCACCCTTTACCCAACAATGAACGCCAACAATGGCAATAATTATGGTGCAATGGTGCCAATTGCCACGGCTACATTTACAGGTTCAACAAGCGAAGTAACATTTTCTTCAATTCCTCAAAACTTTCAAGATTTGCAGATTGTTCTTATGGGTCGTTCAACAAATGCAAGCACAACAGTTGACCCACACTTTGCGCTTAATGGTGATTCATCAACCATTTATTCTGCAACCCAGTTGATAGGCAACGGTTCAAGCGCTACAAGTGAGCGTTTAACTAATAGCAATGTTGGTTACTTTGGCAAAATGCCAGGTGCATCAACTACATCAGGAATTCTTGGTGCGGCTAATTTGTATTTTCTTAATTACGCATCAGCATCTACATTCAAAACAGGTTTAGTACGACTTGCCAATGATTACAACGGTTCAGGAACAACTGAATTAAGAGTTACATTATGGCGATCAACTGCGGCTATCAGTTCAATTACATTAAAGGCAACATCAGGCAACTGGACTGATACAACAACTGCAACCCTCTACGGAATCAGGGCGGTGTCATCGTGAGTATGGTTTGGATTGCAGGGCTTAATCCTGGAAATGCTACTAATGTTACTTTTTCAAGTATTCCGCAGACATTTACGCATTTGCAATTAAGAGCATTTGGTAGAACTGCATTTTCAACCGCTGATTGGGAACTTTGGATTCAACTTAACGGTGTCGGTGGCACTTCTTACACATATCATATTTTGTTTGGTAATGGCTCAAGTGCTTCAAGTGCAGGATTTATTTCACAAGGTTTTGCTCGTATAGGTTCAATTCCAGGGTCAACTGCAACTGCTAATGCTTTTGGAGTTTCAGTTTGCGATATTCTTGATTACACAAATACAAACAAAAATAAAACAATTCGTGCAATTGCTGGTTTTGATGTTAATGGTGCTGGAACCGCTGGTTTGTGGTCAAGCGTGTATCTAGACACTTCAGCCATCACATCAATCACAGTTGGCACTGCAAATAGTAATTTTGCAACAGGTTCTCGCCTTGACCTTTACGGCATCACCTCATCCCAAGTAACGGGGGCATAAATGACAATTGCAATGCAACCAATCTATACACAGACTGTTGGCGCTGGTGGAGCTGCATCTGTTATTTTTAACAATATTCCGCAAACATTTACTGATTTGAAAATTGTTTATTCGTTGCGTTCTACTGCAACAGGTTCGCTTACTGGTGGAATGATTGATTCTAGTTATGTTGCATTTAATGGTTCAAACACAAATGTATCTTGGACATTTATCTTTGGATTTAATGGTTCACCAACTTCAAGCCGTGGTTCAAGTCCAACAGTTATGTATCTTGGACCAATAAATGGCGCTGGCAGCACGGCTTCAACTTTTTCTAGTGGTGAAATTTACACTCCAAATTATGTCGGCAGCAATTTCAAATCTTCTACTGTTGATAGTGTTGCTGAAAATAACAGTTCAACAGGCTATTTTGTTTCTTCTTTAGCATTGCTTAATCGCAACACGACTGCAATTACTTCACTTGGAATTTATGCAGGTGAAGGAAATTGGGCGCAACATTCAACTGTAACTCTCTACGGAATCACGAAAGGCTAAACAATGAGCAAAGTAATCGAGATTGACTGTTCAACAGGTATCTCAATTGAACGCGATATGACACCTGCCGAACTAGAGGCGCAGGCAGCGATGCAGGCAGAGGCGGAAAGAAACCGCGCAGCCGAAGATGCAGCCAAAGCCGCATCAGATGCACTCAAGGCCAGCGCAAAGGCAAAGTTGGTTGCAGGTCAACCGCTAACTGCCGATGAAGCTGACACACTCGTTCTTTAATTTTACCAAAGGAGCCTAGCCAATGACTAGATCAAGAGATGTAGCCGATACCCAAGACAACCTGGGCGGGGCGGTGGCACCGTTTGTTGCGGGAAAGAACAAGATCATCAACGGTGACTTTGGCGTAAATCAAAGAGCATTTTCATCAGTTACTAACCCAAGTTCTGCGCCTTATAGTTTTGACCGTTGGCTTGTTTATGCAGGCACCAGCGGTTCATCAAATGCAGTTTTTAGCAATCAATCTTTCACGCCTGGTATCGCGCCAGTAACTGGCTATGAAAGCACAAATTTTCTTAGAGTTGTTACAACAAGCCAAGATGCCACAAATTCTATTGTGTTTCCTCAACAAAGAATTGAAGATGTAAGAACCCTTGCTGGTCAAACGGTGACCATTTCATTTTGGGCCAAGGCAAACTCAGGAACACCAAAAGTATTTCTTGAACTATCACAAATTTTTGGCTCAGGTGGCTCGCCATCATCTGCCGTTGATGTAAATTGCGGTCAGGTAACATTATCGACATCTTGGGCAAGATATTCAACAACAGTATCAATGCCATCTATTACAGGAAAAACAATTGGCACTACCGCAGGAACTTCGTATGTATCGTTTCAGCCGTGGGTTTCTGCAGGAACAACATTTAATTCAAGAACTGGCTCACTTGGTGCGCAAAACAACACTTTTGATTTTTGGGGATTTCAAATTGAAGCGGGCAATGTAATGACCCCATTCACCACCGCATCAGGCTCAATCGGCGGGGAGTTGGCATTGTGTCAGCGGTATTACTATCGTACAGTGGCAGCATCTACAAATACATATTTTGCAACAGGTAGTGGTTATAGTTCAACAATTGCTTTAATCTTGCTTTATCCACCAGTTCCATTTAGAGGAAGACCATCAGTTTTAGAATATTCAACTCTTAATATGACAGATACAGTAACTTCATATTCAATTACTGGACTTACTTTTAATGAAGAATCAATAAACTCGGTTGGATTAACCGCAACAGTTTCAAGTGGTTTAACTGGTTATCGCCCTTATTTCTTAAAGGCTAACGCATCTCTTAACGCATATATTGGAGTGGGAGCAGAACTTTAATGGAAAATGTAACATTTATTGTTGATGAAATTACTGGTAAAACCCACGCCATCATTGACCGTGGCAACGGGGAATTTACCTCAATGCTCAAAAGCACCTATGATGAGATGATCGCAGCTCAAGCAAATCAACCAACGCTCTAAAGACAGATTCGGGGGAATCAATGCGTTTTCATATTGTGGCGTTGCCACACACACAGGTAACAAAAGAGTTCGCAGGGTGCGCCTTTACTGAAAAGGTCAGGCGCTTTTGTATAATGATGCACGATCTTGGCCACGAAGTATTCCTTTATGCTGGCGATGAGGTTGAGGCACCTGTCACCGAACTGATTACTTGTGTGTCAAAGAAGCAACAAGAGGCTGCACTTCACGGTGTAGCTCACTACACCCAGTTCCCGTTTAACGGGTGGCTTTGGGATTCTTTCAACGCAAAGGCCATTACTGAAATTGCAGATCGCATTGAAAAAGAAGATTTCATTTGCTTAATCGGCGGCAGCGCACAAAAGCCAATTGCCGATGCCTTTCCAGCCCATATGTCGGTGGAGTTTGGCGTTGGCTACGGCGGCGTGTTTGCCAAGTATCGGGTGTTTGAGTCTTATGCCTGGATGCACTCAATCTATGCAGGGTGGAAAAACCCAACAACGGCAGATGGCCAGTTTTACGATGCCGTGATTCCTGGTTATTTAGAACCTGAAATGTTCCCATTGGGAGACGGGCAAGGTGATTACTACCTGTTCATTGGTCGGTTGATTGATCGCAAGGGTTACAGAATTGCCCAAGAAGTCTGCGAAAGATTAGGCAAACGGCTTATCTTGGCAGGGCCTGGTGAGCAATCAGGATATGGCGAGTTTGTTGGGTCAGTTGGACCCGAACAACGAGCTAAATTGATGGGTGGAGCAATAGCCACCTTTGCACCAACACTGTATGTAGAACCTTTTGGCAATGTAGTAATTGAATCACAGGCTTGTGGCACGCCAACAATCACAACTGATTGGGGCGCATTTACAGAGAACAATCCCGATGGGATTTCAGGGTTTAGATGCCGTACTTTGGCTGAATTTATGCAGGCAGCCGAAGGGGTCAAATACCTAGATCGCGCCAAAATCCGCAATCGTGCGGTATCGCTCTATAACCTTGATACTATCGGCCTTCAATACGAGGCTTACTTTAAGCGCCTGTTGACCCTTTGGGGCGATGGCTGGTATGAAATGGGGGATGCAAATGGATAGAGGCGAAATACTAGATGAAGCCAAACGCCTTACTCACGGTGACAGAAACAAGAATTATGGCAAACCGCTTACCAATCACCAGCGCATTGCAGGTTTGTGGAGCATATTTTTAGAAACTGAAATTACACCTGCTCAGGCTGCAATGTGTTTGGCATTGGTCAAAGTTGCACGCCTGATTGAAACACCCGATCACCTTGATAGTTTCGTGGACTTGGCGGCCTACGCCAGCATTGCAGGCGAGATTGAAACCGACATTTAACGAGGTATTTGAAAAAGTTATTGTTATCAATCTTGCTAAACGACCTGATCGAATGGCGCAGATTAAAGCGCAGTTAGATGCTCACAAAATTACCTTTGAACGCTTTGAAGCTATTGATGCTCAAGAATTAGGCATTACTGGTGTTCAGGCTTGTGCGCTTAGTCACCGTGGGGTAATTGAGCAATATAAAAATGCTGGCAATGTGTTCATATTTGAAGATGATGCAGAATTTATTGAAGATTTTGAACAATTATGGGATGTGTTTATTGCCAACTTGCCCGATGATTGGCAGATGCTTTATCTTGGGTGCAACAAGATTGATTGGCAACCTATTGCAAAAGGTGTAGCTCGATTATCGGCTGGCATTGCAACCCACGCATACGGGGCAAAACAATCAGTTTTTGATTCTATGATTGATGCCAGCAAACGCGCTGAACCCATTGATTTATCGTATATGCAGTTGCAGGTGTCGGTGCCAACTTATGTTGCAGTTCCCAGTATGGTTGGGCAGGTTCCAGGGTTTTCAGATATTGAACACAGATTTACAGATTACAGAAATACATTAGGATAGTTTTAGGCGCGAAATCGCCCCCATAACGAAACCGCCACCTGCAGCCGTTCCTGCAAGTGGCGGTTTCGTGCTTTTAATCTAATCTTTCAAATAATCCTGCAACGCCATAATTACAATCTTTGTAACAGTAAAGTGATTGGCCTTTGCCTTAACTTTTACTGCCAGCCAAAGTTCTTCAGGCACTCGAATTGATCTAAGTGGGGTCATAGAACCACGCACTCACTCATTGAACCCCAACACCAGCCAAGAAACTCGGCACTCGGTGCATCAATGCCAACCCACCAAAGGTTGCTGGCAACTTGCCAAATGAGAATCAGGCCAACTGCAATTGCAACTGCTCGTACTTGCTTGCCACGCTTTGTAATCATCTTAACGCTCCAATTCTTCAATGTGGGCAATGGTTAGTGCAGAGTTCACAATTGCCCTGCGAAGTGATTGCTTCATCTCATCAAAATCGCCTGATTCGCTTGCTTCATTAAGATCACGGCTGATTTGATACATAGTGTCAGCAATATCAATTACCAAAGATTTCATAGCACCCATTTTAGTTGTTCTCCAAGTTCGCTAGGTATGCCTCAAAACAAGGCAGACATAAATTGACTTTCATAACTGATTCAAATGTTTCTTTACAGGCATTGCACTTGCAGGTGTAATTGGTGCTAAACATTATGCACCTGCCTTGTAATTAAGAAGATTAGCAAGGCGTGGGTCAGCCATATCAATTTGTGCTTCTTTGGCAAGTTTAACAATTTGCTTGGTTGTTGCTGAACCCCAGCGAAATCCGTCATACCAATTATTGATAAAATCTTGAATCTTGCTTGCTGATTCCATATCAATTTGCAAGTTTCTAGCGATAATTTCGGTGTATAGATTCATAATTACTTTGGCTCCCAACCTGATACTTCACAAAGCATTTCTGAAATATCTAATGGGCAGGCATACTTAAAAACAGTTGGTGCATAAGTCTCATTAAGAACCTGCTGAACATCCTCATCACAATTTTCATAAATTTCTAGTAAATCGTGAAGAAATGATTGATACTTGTTAATTGTTTCTTCCATTTGTGCAATTGCTTCAGCCTTTGTATAAGTCTGATCTGTTGAAATCCATTGTGCGTTCATTATGCACCTGCCTTTACAAAGCCATTGACTGAAGATAAATTCTCACCAACGCATTGTGCGCAAAGGTCAAAGGCAAGAATTAATGAATCAAACTTAAAAACATCATTGCCTTTGTATTCAATAGTGGTTTTGATTGTTTCTTTGTTTCTGTTACAGAAATCGCACTTCATTTTGAACCCCGTCCTATTGGGAGCCGTTCCCCCAATGAGATAAACTTAGCACCTGTATATACAGACAAGCAACATTTGACCCAAAATTGCCAAAAATGTTCATAACGATTTGATAACAGGATTTGAGCGTGTTAGGGTCGGCTGAAAGCGTGGGAACCCGAAGAAATTGGGGAATTGCTAGGGTTTCCACGCCTTTCCACACCTTTGCCCTACACTTGGCCAATGACCACGCTAATAGCCTTTCAGGGGCCTGATTTTGCCATTCTAGGGGCAGACTCTCAGGTGACCGATGGCGATAAGCGCATCATCTCACCCAGCACGCCCAAGATCGTAAAGCTGAAGAAGTATTTGCTGGCAGTTAGCGGTGATTGCAGGCCAGGTGACATTCTCACTTACAACTGGACACCGCCCGCTTTTGATGGCACTAACCCAGTTACCTTTATGGGTCGAAAGATCATCCCAAGCATCATTGCGGCGTTTAAGTTGCAGGGATTTGATTACACCAAAGAAGGAATCAGTTATTCATACTTGTTGGCCTTTGCTGGCAATGTATTTGAAATTGGCGATGACTTGAGCGTTACCCAATCTGAAGATGGCCTGTATGGGGTCGGCTCAGGCAGTGCCTACGCGCTTGGCGCATTGGCGGAGCTGGTGCCCAATGTCGGCAAGGCTGAAATCCTCAAGGCACTTGCCATTGCCGCTAAATATGACATCAACACCGCCAAACCTTTTCAGATTGAAGTTCAGCGAGTCTAGCGGCTTGCCCTGTTCAAAGGTGTGTAGTATGTGCGCACCTACTTTGAACGGAAAGGAAAAACAAATGTTTTGGTTAGGCTTAGTGTGTGGATTTATAGGCATCATTTGCCTTTATCTCATCATCATTGCAGCTTTTGAAATCGGTGAAGGCCGATGAACTTAGAAAAGCAACCACGCGACCCACTATTTTCAATTCATAATCATTCAGACGGACACATTGCCCTTTATCTTGAAGAACAAGATGCAGTAAAGGATTTAGTGCAAGATGTTGTTGGTGCTTATGAATTAGATGATTTGGACTTGTTGCGCCATTCTGCAGATCGCTCAGTTAAATCTGAAAACTACTTTGAACACCTTGATAATGCCCGCGATAACTTGGGCGAGAACGCACCATTGCTTTGCAATATGACAGAGCAAGAAGCACTTATTTTGGCTGAAGATTTGATTCGAGCAGTTAAGTTTGCCCGCATCAGCCGTGAGGCTGGTACCAACTACCCATCATTGAAGGCGGTTAAATAACTCAATGGCTAATCCAAACGGGCGCAAAGGCGCACAATTTGAAACCGATGTTATGCGTTGGCTTCGCGGTGCTGGTGCCTTATGTGAGCGTTTGGTAAAGGCAGGTAAGAACGATGAAGGCGATTTAGTCGCAATCATTGGTGGCAAGCAATACATTCTTGAACTCAAGAATCGTAAAACAATAAGTTTGCCTGAATTTTGGCGTGAAGCCGAAGTTGAGGCAGAAAACTATGCAAAGGCTCGCGGATTAACCGAGGTGCCATTGCATTACATCATTCTCAAGCGCCGAAACGCTGGGATTGAAAAGGCTTGGGTAATCCAAGACTTAACTCAATGGTTGGCAGAAAAGCATTGAATCAATTTGAATTCTTTGTTGATCTACCACGATTTGATAAGGCTAAGTGTGCAGATGTTGAGGACAAGGATTTATTCTTTCCCGATAACCGCACACAAGAGGCAGAAAGACTGCACCAACTTAAAGCTATTTGCTCAAGTTGTATTCACGAAAAGGAGTGTTTGGAGTACGCACTAGAAAAACAGATTCCCTACGGTATTTGGGGTGGCTCAACGCCAGCCGATAGAGATACCGTTGCAATTGCTAAGGGTAAGAGTTATGCGTTCAAAGGAATTGCATTAACGATTACCAAATTGCATAAAAAAGGGGTTTCTGCCAACGAAATTGCAGCACAACTTAATACTTCGCCTGGTTATGTCAGTCGTGTATTGCGTAAGTTGATTGCAACTGAACAAGGAGCAGCACCATTACACCAACAGATAAAAGACTCATCCGAAGGCTTGCACTAATCGTTGTGGTTAGCGTAGGAACTTCATTAACAGTTCAAGCAATAATGGCACAACCTGCAATACCTGAAGTGGTTATCTACAAAGATCGGCCACATCTAATGCAGGTGAATCCAAAAGAAGTGGCTCGCGAGCTACTTACAACTGAACAGTTCAAGTGCTTTTCATTCATAATGGGAAAAGAAAGCGCTTGGCAAGATAAGGACAATCCGACCAGCACCGCATCAGGTGTGGGTCAATTATTGGATGGCACTTATCGCAATCTTGGAATGAAGCGCAGTAAATCAACTGTTGCCCAAACGATTGCAGCATTGGCCTACATAGGCCGCAGATATGGCTCAGGTGGCCCGTGTGCTGCCAAAGCCTTTTGGTTAAAAAACTCATACTATTGATGGGGGTCAATATGAGCGTAGAAATAGAAACAGGCGTGGTGGACTTTGATGCCAACACTGCCGCTTGGCTGGAGCAGTATAAATCTGCCGTTGCCAAGATCAAAGAACTGCAAGAAGTTGCAGATGTAGCTCGCGCACACATTGAGCGAGCATTAGGCGATAACGAAACTGGGATGTTCTTGAACCGCCCAGTTGTTCGTTATTCATTTGTTGAATCCAAGCGCTTTGACACCAAACGCGCCCGTGAAATCCTGCCTTCGCAGGTTATAGAGGCTCTTGAGGTAGTATCTACTTCCCGCAGATTCTCTATTGTGAACGAGGACAATTAACAAATGAATTTCACGCCTTTGAACTCGCCAGCACAACAGTTAGCCGTTGAACTCGGCGGCATAATTAGCGAAGCAAGTAAGTGGTCTCCACGAAGCCAACAGGTTTATATCGGACCAAGTGAAGTTGGCCAAGAGTGTGTTCGCAGACTTGCCTACAAGTTGCTGGATTGGGATAAGGCAAATGAATCGGGTGGCGGTTCCTGGGCTGCCAATGTCGGCACCGCCATCCATTCATTTCTTGAAGAAATCTTTGCCAAGATGCCTGAACGATATGAGGTTGAGCAGAAAGTAAAGATTCGAGCAAATCTTTCAGGCACCATTGACCTTTACGATATTGAAAAAGGTTATGTATTGGACTGGAAAACTACATCACCTGCAGGTGTTAAAGCCAAACGCAGTGAAGGTGCCACCGCACAACAGATTACCCAGGTTCAGCTTTACGGTTACGGCAAAGCACAATTAGGTGTAACCGTGAACAAGGTTGGCCTTGTTTTCTTGCCGACAGGCGGTTCCATTGATGATATGCACATTGAGTTGTTTGATTACGACGAGCAGGCAGCACTTGATGCACTTGCTCGCCTTGATTCAGTTTATTCATTGCTATCTACCATTGATGTTGAGACAACACCTGCTATGTGGCCGTTGATTCCAGCAACACCAAGCCGAATGTGTATGTATTGCCCTTATTACCGACCTTTTAGCACTGATCTATCAGTTGCTTGCAATGGTGATACCGATGTGTGAGCGTGACGGTTGCGGTTGTGGAATACCTGCCAAAACAAT